TGAACCTTTTAATAGAATATTTTAATTCTTCAAATCATATGAGAAATGGAGAATATCTATATTGTTTACATCAAAATTTAAGTAATGATTACATTAAAAATGTATACATTTTTATGGAACATGGAGTAGAATTAAATTTTGATTCTCCAAAAATAAAAAAAGTATTTTCAAAAGATAGACCTACATATAAAGACTTATTTGAATTTTGTAATGAAAATCTTAATGACGAAATTTGTATTGTAGCAAATGCAGATATTATTTTTGATAATACTCTTCGTTATTTTGAAAGTTTGAATATGAATAAAACTTTCTACGCATTGAGTAGATGGGAAATATCTACGAATGATGGTAAGAATTGGGAAATTGAACCATATGAAAATCCTGCATCTCAAGATAGTTGGATTTTTAAATCACCAATTTCAATTAGTGATCAAATGACTTATCATATGGGGAAACCTGGATGTGACAATAAAATCACTTATCATATGAGAGAGTTGGGATATACTTGTAGAAATCCTGGAAAAAAAGTTATTACAGTTCATTTTCATCCAACAAATTGGAGAACATATTCTATAGAAGATAGAGTACCTGGACCCTATCTTTTAATTACTCCAGTAGATAATTTTACAGGTGAACCACATTACATTGATATTGATGGATTTACTGAAGATGGTCAAGCATTTATCTATCAAAAAGAAAGTCAGTAATTCCTGACTTATATACTTGACTTTTTTTAACAATTGATATATACTTTAGATTGTTAAAAAACTTAACATTATGACTGTTACGACAAACGAATTAGGTCAACAAAACTTATTCGCAACTGAACCACAAATGTATATTACGGAGGAAGATATGGCTCGTTATGAAGAACAAACTCATAATGAAAAAGCAGAAATTTGGAATTCTAGAGCTGCAATGGTTGGTGTCTTGTTTGGATTTATTTCTTACGCACTAACTGGAAAACTATTTTTTGGCGTATTTTGATAACGGAGGAGACTAAAATGAAATTCGGTTGGACACACGAAAACGAACTCAAAAATGGAAAACTAGCTATGCTAGGTTTTGTAGTTATGGTAGGTACGTATCTTACAACCCATCAGATTATTCCTGGAGTATGGTGAATGGCTGAAATTATTTTTACTATTACAAGTATCAGTTTTTTGGTGCTTCTTTTTCATTCGGTAAATAATTTATCACAAACATACTAAAATGTTATTCGTAGATATTTTTATATTAATAACAGTATTTGCAATTATAATTAAAAGTTCTGCACCTTCCCATAAATAATGGGAAGGTTTTTTTATAATTATGCCTAAAGGAAATCTTACTAAAGAAGAGATGAAATATCTTATTTTGAAACAAAAAGATAAACTTATAAATGAAAATAATTATACTTCAGATCCAAAGGCAATTGCAAACAAACATTTAAATGAATTGCTAGATAGAATAGAAGAATTTCGGTATTAAGATGTTAGGACCAAAGCGTAAACCACAAGATTTTGGATTTAAGAAAGGTGATAGTCATATTATAGTTAATGATATTAGTGAGACCGCAAAAGCTTTTTCTTTTGATGGAAAACTTCTTTGGGAAGTTCCTGCATTAGCAAGAGGACAAGGAAGTGATTTTCAATTCAAATTAAATAATACAGATACTCCACCTGGACTCTATAAAATTGGAACTATTTATAAAGATTATGAAAAAGATCCAACTCCATCGTATGATAGAACTTTAATGGCTTTTGGTTGGTATAGTTTTGATTTGATTGAACTTGAAAATCAGGAAGCAAAATATGGTAGAGCCGGAATTATGATTCACGGTGGAGGTAGTGCTTGTGGATGGCCTGGAGCTTGGGCACCAAAGCAAAAATTATTTTCAACTCATGGTTGTGTTAGAATGTATAATCAAGACCTGAGAGATAAAGTATTACCATTGACTAAGACTGGAACTGTTTATGTGTCTGTATTTCAGGAAAGTTGATTATGTCTATAAAATTTGTAGATGCTGCTAAAAATTATAAAGAACTTTCACATCAAATTGATGCCTGGAATTTTCTTCAAGCATCAGTTCATAAGGAAATTCTTGATGAGTTTGCTAAAAGATTTAGAAACGAAAAACAAGTAACTAATTCTTCTACTATCCCAAAACAAGCATTAGATATTATTAAAGAATTTGAAGGATTCAGTTCTAAAGCATATTATGACCCTCATACAGGGAATTTACCTATTACGATTGGGTATGGTAGCACTAGAAAAACAGATGGAACTCCATTTTATATTGGTGAGACTATAACTAAAGAAGAAGGGGAAAAACTTTTGATTTATCAACTGAATAAAGAGTTTATTCCCCCACTTCAAAAAATTCCTTATTGGAATGAAATGAATAATGAAATGAAATCTGCAATTTTATCGTTCGCATACAACTTGGGCGCCCATTTTTATTCTTCACCTGGGTTCAACACAATAACTAGAGTTCTCAAAGAAAAAAAATGGAGTGAAGTTCCAGCAGCATTAGAACTTTATAGAAATCCAGGTAGTTCTGTAGAAAATGGTTTAAGACGAAGAAGAATTTCGGAAGGGAAACTTTGGACTGAAGGACTTAAAAAACTTTAATCTAATTTTGTCTTAAGAGCAATCAAGGTTGTGAGTAAAGTAGAAAGTACATTATAACCTTGATTTATGGAGTTTTCACATTTCAGTGGAGGTGGATTTTTTAGTCCCCCCAAAGCATTTGCACTTTCAATACTCCCAGGTATCATAAAGTTACAGTTTAGAAAAGTTATTCCAACATAACTTAGTGTTCCAATTACGATAGTAACTATTAATTTATCTAAAAGGCATAAACCTTTTTTTTCCTTTTTTGGCGGGTCTTCTAATGAACCTGATAACTTCTGCTGGGGTTCTTTTGGGTTGTGGTCTCCGATTCTCATTGAAAACTCCATCATTGGTGACTAATCTTATGATAACAAATCCAATGATTAAAATATTCTTCATTCTTTTAATGTAAGAATGTAATAAAGAACCCAAGCAACTCCTAAGAGTCCAATACCTAATAATATATTTACACTCCAAATAGTGTCAGTCATTTTTTTCTTTTCCTATTATCCAAGTCTTCAGTTCTGTTAAGTATTCTCTAAGTATTTGTGCTTTTTGTAGATGCCAAATATTTTTAGTTTTGAAATACTCTTGATTATGATTATCAATTGCCTTTAGAATGTTATGAATTGGAGCATTCCAAGGTTCCCTTTTGGGAGTATTAAACTCTCTCGGCATTTTGAGGTTTTTAAGTATTTATTCTTGAGGTATTGACAGATTTTTTTTCTTATGGTACTATAAATAGGTCGATGAGGAAAGTCAGGATTTCCTAACAAATCTCATCCACGTACATCGAAAATTTAAACGGAGTAATTAACTTATGACCGCTTCAATCGCACAGCGGCAGCAAGGTAATGCTTGGAACGAGTTCTGCGAGTGGGTAACTTCCACTGAAAACCGCCTATACGTAGGTTGGTTCGGAACTCTAATGATCCCAACACTTCTTGCTGCTACTATCTGCTTCATCGTTGCATTTATCGCAGCACCTCCCGTAGACATAAAGTAATCTGTGTCCCTTACTCGTAAGAGTATTGACGAAACTGGGTGAATTGCTGGAAACCGAAAGGCAATCAGCAGCCAAGCCTCAAGTACACTTGAGGAAGGTTCAACGACCACCTGAGGAGTATAGTCTCCTTAATAACAGGAAAGAGCGCCCAGCTCCTTCTATGAAGGATGAAGATATGGTCTAAATATCTGCTACTTATTTGTAGTGAATAATCTAAGTCTTATGATATGATTATTCATTAGGTATTTGAGACGGGATTAGAGAACCAGTTGCGGGTTCTCTACTTTACGGCAACAACATCTAGATGGTGTCACTTACAAGTAATTGTAAGAAGTAAATTGGGTGAATTGCTGGGAAGGGAAGACCACCCCAATCAGCAGGTAAGCCTCAAGTACACTTGAGGAAACTTCAGAGACTACCTGAGGAGTTCAGTCTCCTTAATAACAGGTTTAAGCGCCCAACCCCTTTTATGAAGGGTGAAGATATAGTCCAATCTCTTACAAAATACCTTGGTCTTATGAATAGGTGTAAGAGAGCATCAGTGGTGCCGTAGTACCAAGTTCCAATGCTATCGGGCTTCATTTCTATCCGATTTGGGAAGCGATGAGCCTTGATGAGTGGCTTAAAGTGTAGGGTCACTATAAACTGTGTGAATTGCAGGAAGCCTAAGTTCTTTGTGAATATGGTAATCTGCAGCGAAGCCTAAAAATAGGAACGTTCAACGACTACGCATTTGTTTGAAGTAAAAATGAACTAGGAGGTTCATAGATGATTAAAACTAAGAAAGCAATTTCAATTCTAACTGGAATGGTCTTAGGTGATGGTAGTTTATCTAAACCTAAAGGAAATTCTGTAATGTTTAAACTTACACACGGAATAAATCAAAAAGATTATCTTATTCATAAACGTGATATTCTTGAAGAAATCTTTGAGAAAAAAATAAACATTCATGAATTTGATAATGGTGGTTATCCAGGTTGTAGAATTGAATTTGGTAATAAGTATTTTAAACCATTACGTAAATTCATTTATCCAAATGGTGTTAAGACAATTACTAAAAAAGTCCTAAATCGTTTGGATGCTGAAGGTATTGCATATTGGTATATGGATGATGGAAATCTAACTTTACATAAAAATAAAGGTGAAGATTTTTACCATTCAAGAGAAATTTATCTCAATACTTATGTTTGTTATGAAGAAGCTTTATTGATTAAAGATTTCTTTTATAATCGTTATAATATTGATTTTAGAATTGCAGCAAGTAAAGGTTGGTATAGGCATATTTGTAATACTAAAAATACTAAGAGATTTATTCACTTAGTTGAGCCACATATCATTCCCTCCATGCAATATAAAATTGATATGAAATACAAAAACAAAAATCAAGCAGATGTAATTAGCGCACAGATTGCTTTAGATAAAAGCAATAAGAAATAGTCTATCCCATAAGGAAACTTATGGATGCCTCCACTGCTACAATGGAGGTCCGTATCAACTCGTCGTCTTCCACTTCCTCATCGGTATCTATGCATACCTAGGTCGTGAGTGGGAACTTTCATACCGTCTCGGAATGCGTCCCTGGATCTGCGTAGCATATTCAGCACCTGTTGCTGCTGCTTCTGCTGTATTCCTGGTATATCCTTTCGGTCAGGGTTCATTCTCTGATGGTATGCCTCTTGGTATTTCTGGCACTTTTAACTTCATGCTTGTGTTCCAGGCAGAGCACAACATCCTTATGCACCCATTCCATATGCTTGGTGTTGCCGGTGTATTTGGTGGTTCACTGTTCAGTGCTATGCACGGTTCTCTTGTAACTTCTTCTCTGGTTCGTGAAACCACTGAGAATGAGTCACAGAACTATGGATACAAGTTCGGTCAAGAAGAAGAGACTTATAACATCGTCGCAGCACATGGTTATTTTGGACGCCTTATTTTCCAATATGCTTCCTTTAATAACTCACGTTCACTGCACTTCTTCCTTGCTAGCTGGCCTGTTGTAGGCATCTGGTTTACTGCTCTTGGTGTTTCTACGATGGCTTTTAATCTCAACGGTTTTAACCTGAACCAATCAATCCTTGATAGTCAGGGTCGTGTACTTAACACCTGGGCAGACGTACTCAATCGTGCAAACCTAGGTATCGAGGTAATGCACGAGCGCAACGCTAGATTTGTTGGTGTTGTTGCCTAGTAATAGGCATTAGTAAAATCGGGTTAAACGGGGAAACTCTCTATGAGACAATCCCGTACCAAGCCAGAAAGGGTTTAAGTTTTCTGGAAGGTCTAACGACTAGGTGGTGAGTCCCAACAATAATCCACCCACGAATGCCCGACTCCTTAATAACTTTAAGGATGAAGAGATAGTCTGAACTTACTGGCGACAGTAAGAAGTAAAGAATAAAGAGTCTTTACGATAACACAATTGCACAATTTCCCTCTTGACCTTGCCGCTGCTGAAGCAACACCTGTTGCTCTCACTGCACCTGCAATTGGTTGATTTAAAACTGAATATATGATATAATAAGGAGACCCGAAAGGGTCTCTTTTTTATAAATAAAATGGAAAGTTATGAGCAACCTTTATGGACTTGCATCAACTAGTAATAACTGAATGTGAAAGGAGAGGATTAGAGTTAATCTATCTTCCCGAAAAACTTGTTCGTCGTTCAACCGATGTAATTGTTAGTTGTCCTTGTACTGGACAAAGAACTATGAGTATAAGAAACTTTATTGCTGTTGCAGAAAAGGGTGATGACGCATTCTGCTGCAAAAGAAAATCAAAACTTGGGAAAAATAATCCTGCATTTGGAAAACCAACTTGGAACGCTGGAACTGTTGGTGTATCAAAAAGTTATGGATTTTTTGGATTTAAAGAAGAGTGGTCTGACAGAGAAGACTACTTATATTTTATTGAAACGATTTATGGAACTTATAAGATTGGTAGGTCATTTCACGGAATAAAATATAGATTTACTGAAACTATAAAAGAACTTGGTGAATGGAAAGCATCTCATAAGGAAGTATTTGATTGTGAGAGATATATTTTAGAAACTTATAAACAATACCAAAAGAAAATTGATGGTATAATTGGTGGGTCTGAGCATTTTACAAAAGAACTACCAATTCAAGAAATTATGGAGTATGCAAATCAGAAATTAAGCACTAATACCGATTGACTCTTTTGTTGCGGTATGTTAACATAAATATTAACAAATCTTAATGGAGGATTTTGTGATTGGTAATCTTGAACCTGAGGAAAGTGTAATGTCTTATAAAGACCAAATGCTTTCTAAAATTGAAAACATTATTAGTGCTTTAGAATGGAATGAAACTGATGATGTAGTTGTTGAAGTTGGTGGTGTTGCTTCAAGTGGTATCCATCAAATTGAAGGAGTAAATCCAAAATGGGCTAAGCAATTCGGAACTACTACTTATCAAGATGATGCTTTTATCGTCATCAAAAACCGTACTCGTAAACCAGTAATTTCATCTCAACCAAATTCCGAACTTAAGCAACATCATTCATCTATAAAAAATTGAGGATTATTATGGACCACACTATTATTGAAATTCTTGTTGGATATGTTATTGCTGGCGCTCTGATTGTCGGAGCACCTGCCGTATTCTTTCTAATCGTCTTTATGCCTGCACTAATGAATACTAAAGGTGCTATGGTAGGTTATAAAGTCCATAAGGAATATGGCGATAGTTCAATCTATGAAGTTAATCGTGCAACCTGATGGTAGAACTTCCTGAGTTTTTTAAACAAACCTCTAATGAACCTTACTTAAGACACGATTATAAGCTCGTATATACCAATAAGACTTCCAAAGTCTTTGATAATTACGAAGACCTATCAAAGACTTGGTTTCAAACACCGAACCAGTTATTAGATTATGTTGAGGTATTAGACCATAAGGAAAAGAAGTCTGGGTCTAAAGGGTTTAAGTGAGTATAAGTCTCTATTGACCCTTTTGTTAAGAAATGCTAACGTAAATATTACAAAACATTAAGGAGGTTTGATGTAAAAATGAAAAACTGCAATATCTTATTTGTTCTATAATGTGCTCTGCTATTGTTCTATTATTTAAATCTCATTATAGAGAGATTGCGAGACAAAATTGGGGACTAACTGAAGAACAAATGAAAGGTATGCACGTTCATCATAGAATACCAGTATCTAAAGGTGGGACTAATGCTCCTGAAAATCTTTATGTTTATAATGTCTATAATAGAATAATATCTTCAATTCATAACAAAATACAACATTTTGACGAGGACTCATTATAATTAGTGATGAGTTCTTATTTTTTTATGAAGATCTTTTTAGACACTGCAGATGTTTCTATGATTAGTCCAGCATATAAGACTGGATTATTAGATGGAGTTACTACAAATCCTACTTTAATTCTCAAAAGTGGAAGACAATTAAAGGAAGTTATTGAAAACATATATGAAGAATTTCTAGAATTAACAAGTATTTCTGCTGAAGTTGTTGCAGATACTTCCGAAGAAATGTTATCTCAAGCACAAAAATATTATTCAATTGCACCAGCAGTTACAATTAAAGTTCCTTGCACAGTCGAAGGACTTAAGACTTGTAAGTTTCTATCGGAGCAAGGAATTCAAACGAATGTAACTCTTGTGTTTTCTGTAGCACAAGCAATACTTGCATCAAAGGCAGGAGCAACATATATTTCTCCATTCGTGGGTCGTTGGATGGATAATTCAGTTGATGGTATTGAACTTATTAAGAATATTCGCAAAGCATTTGACTATTCTGGAACATCCACACAAATTCTTGCAGCATCTCTTCGTGATGTAAGACAGGTGGAACAATCTGCTCTAAATGGTGCAGATGTTGTTACAATTCCTCCAGTTGTTTTTTGGGCAATGTATAAGAATGTTATGACTGAAAAGGGTCTTGAGTTATTCCAGAAAGATTGGGATGAAGTTATTAAAAATCAATCAGACAAATGAAACCAGAGCATCAGTGTTGGCATTTTGTAATGTCTTCTTTTGCTAGAATATACGGTGTAAGTAAAGTTAAAAGTGAAGAATCATTTCATTCTTTTGCACTAGAATGGTGTGATGAACATAATTACACTTGTGATATACTTAGTAGTTTAACTGACGTTGATGATTATTTTAAAAAACAATACGAAAATTGGGAGAAGTAAATGAAAGTAGGATTAATTGGACTGGGACGAATGGGTGAAGGAATGTCCCGTCGAATGATGAAAGCAGGAATTGAAGTTTGGGGATACCGCAGAAATTATGAAAAAGCACTAGAAGCACATGAAAAAGGATATGTAAATGGTGTTGCAACAACTATTGAGAATCTTGTTAAAGTAGTTAAACAGAAAAATAATGGAGGCACTCAACCAGGAATTTTTCAGATGGTTGTACCTGCAGAAACGGTAGAGGAGACGATCAATGAGTTACTACGATATTGTGATAAAGGAGATATTATTATTGATCATGGCAATAGCAATTTTAAAGACAGTCGGAAAAGAGCAGAGCGTCTGGCAAAGT